CGAAGAACACAATTCTTTTTCGTAGAATAAGTAAAGAACTAAAACTCATCAGTAAAGGTTTTGGTCAATTTGTCAAACTTGAAGGTGTAACGACAGTAGCGAAACCAGATGTTGGTTCAAAACTGACCAATCTTTTTAAGCCAAAAGAAACTGATAAAGAAACTAAAAAAGCAGAAAAAACAAAACGTAAAAAAAGTGTAAAGAAGAAAAAAGGTTTCTTTAGAAATGTACTTGATAGTATTCTCGATGGACTACTAACACTTGTAGTAGTAATAGGATTTGCTCTATTCATGAATAAAGATGCCATTTTAGGCATCATTGGAAGTCTTGGTGGTGTTGAAGGCATCATATCAATGGGCATCGAATCGTTGAAAACAGCATTCAATGATTTCTTTGATTCAACGGATTGGGGTGCAATATTTGTAGAAGAAACATCTAAACTAATTGAGTTTTTAACGTTTGGATTAATTACTAAAGAAGATGCAGCAAAAGCACTGAATGTTATCGGTGATTTCATATCACCCGTGACAAGAAGAATCGGTGAGTTTTTGGGCGGTGTTGGTAATTGGATTGCAGGCAAACTAAAAGGTATAGGTCGTTCATTAGATAAGAATGTTCTAGGAATTGAACCATCGGCAACAAAACCAGGACAGAAAGAAAAACCTATTGATCCATATGCTGGTGTTGTGGAACAATTAGACGCTCTTGATGATGACATTGAAGAACTCACTTGGAAAAGAGATACACTAAAAGAACTCATTGCGAAAAGGGATGAGCAGAAAAGAAGTGGGAAGAAAGTCGAACCAATCGTACTTCCATCCGCACCACCATCAAAATATAGAAAGTATAGATCAAGTAAATCAGTTTTTTCACCAATAGAACAACCAACACAAATTGCTGCAACTCCAGCAGGGTCTGGCGGTGGTACAACTCCTGTTTTTGCACAGACGGAAGTGCCAAAAGGTAATTTAGACACACTGACAAAAAAAGCAGATGCGGGCGTAGACACTTCTAACTTTAATCCTGGTTTTCAAAGTCGTGTTGAAACGATGGCCGCAGCATTCAAACAAGAAACTGGTAAGATGCTGTTAATCACTTCTGGTTATCGTTCGAATGAAAAACAAAAACAATTATATGATGCTGACCTAGCAAAGAACAATGGTAGACCAAGTGGTAAAGTAGCACAACCTATGGCACCATTAGGTTCTGGTACGGGTAGTGTTCATATTAAAGGTTTAGGTATTGACATCGATAGTAAAGAACCTTATGGTCTAAATGCTCTTGCTGGAACTAGAGATAAACCTACTGGTTGGCTAGAAAAATTTGGATTGATTCGTAATGTGAAAGGTGAAGATTGGCACGTTACTGCTGCAGGTGCTCCACCAACACCAGATGATGATGTTGTAACATCTAAGACTGGTGCCACAATCGATCCTGCTACAGGTGAACAAAAGGGTCAGGGATTGAATGTTGGTAAGTCATCGACAGAACTTGCGGTAGAACAACGTAATCAATCCAAACCAAAAAATCCTACAGTGATAAACGCAAGTGTCACCAATAATACATTGGTCGAAACTACTCAATTGAGAAGAGAAGTACCAGCATAAAAAAATGCCACCCGAAGGTGGCATTCGCAGAGTTTAATCTTCTGCTAAAGACTTGAAATAGTCTAGTTCGTCATCTAAATCTGGCGACATTGTTGTCATAGCAGGTGTGATATCTTCCGCTTTAGTCTTTATTGGTGCAACACCATCCAGACCAAGAACTTTATCCAAACGAGCTTTCAATGTATCATAAGACTTGAAGTGTTTAGTATCAAGGAACTCTTTGAGTGAGTGTTCTTTCTTCCACAACGATTCAAGTTTGGCATCATCACCATCAAGAACTGCTGATTGTTTATCAAACTCAGACTTGTCATAGTTACGATAACCTTCAACTTGACGAATCTTGATTTTGAAATTGGCGCCTTCCCAGAAATCAAAAGGATTCAACGGTGTCTCATCTTCAAACTCCGGATTCATTGCTTCGGAGATTTTATCAAAGATTTTTTTACCGTATTTGTACAGTTTGATTTGACCTTCATTTTCTGGATGTTTAGGATCAGAAACGATTAGAACATTTGAAATGTAAGTCAAACGGCGTTTCTGTTTACGTGCGATTTCTTTGTTTGCTTCAATGCCAGAATTCCACAGAACAGAGTTGTATTCTGATACTGGATCTTTTTGATTGAGAGTAGTCAAAGAATTTTCAATATACCAGCCACCTGGTCCTTGAAAGCCATGATTGAATACACGAACCCATGGAAGAGCATCATCGCCATCTGCTGCTGGTGCTGGCAGAAAACGAATCACTGCCATGCCATTACCTGCTTTGTCTGCTTCGGGTTGCCAGAAACGGTCGTCTTCTTTTGAACCTGATTCTGTGGTTTGTGTTGTTGATTCAATCGCTTTGGTCAATTTATCAAATGAATTGCGATTGCGTTTGAGTGCGGAAAAGTCGGACATATATTACCTCGTATAGTTAAGTGTTTGTTGTATGTGCATCTTGTTCACATGATTCATTATATACTTTTATATATGTATCGTCAAGGATTGATTGCACAATTTTTATTGTTTTTGCCGTGTCAGTATGAAGTATGCCGATGCCGCCTGCCATATTAAAATCATCAATGACATCTTGCGTATCATCAATAAGAATAATATCAGGTTTTGCATAGTCTGCCTTCAATGCACGACCGGGTACAATATTGGCTGGAAAATTAATGTTCTGTTTTTCCAACCATATTTTCTTTTGCTTCTTTACTGCTTCATGATGATCTCTACCACCAGATGATGATAGAATCTCAATTGGTATATCAAGTGATAGAACATACTTCAATAGTTCTTTACCACCTGGATACCAATCAAGGGTCTCAAAATTATTACCGTCTACAAATCCATCCCATTTGAAATCACGTTTTTCACCTCGTTCACGACTGGAACTAGGTTCAATCTTCCACAATTCTTCATATCGTTTGTGAAAGTCGGACAGAACACCATCCATGTCAAGGTAAAGTTTCTGTATTTTCATGTAGTTCTTTCTTCAATATCAGTTTATATTTTGTTGGTTCAAATTGTATAAACGGTGTGTACTTCTTTATCTTCAAACTTACCGATGGATAGTGAATTGTATCCGTAATTTTTTTGTCCCACATTGGTAAAAACCTCAGTATTGAATTTAGAATGCATACAGTCTCAATCGACACTTCACCGTATAATAACATAGACAGCAATAAAGGATATGGACTATTATCTCGCATCATTAATGAGTCATTTGGGTTCTTATGCTTCATTAACGAAGCAATCTCATTTGTGAACGTATACGACAACGACTGTATCACTTTCTGTCTGGCACGATAATGTACGTCAGAATCTTCTCTTAGTAGATTTCCAATCCAAACATCACGATCATGCAAAAAATTAGCAACAAGAAAATCTCTAGCCTGTTCATCATTAGTGAATCTCCGACTCAGTTTGTAATAAAACCATTTATCTTTCTTATTCTCAAATGCATCTATACTAGTTCTTGATTTACCACCATACTTAAAGTAGTCATACGATTCTTGTGTAAAATGCAGTTTGAGAGAAGAGTATAAACAGAAGGCTTCATATCCAGTCATATAGGTAATCGGTTACTTTTGGTTTTTAACATATTCAATCTCTCGGCCTGTTCATGTATTTTAGACTTCAGGTTTGGAGTGATAAGTGTTGCTGCTACTTCCATCTCCAAACCTGTGCCTTTACAATGTTCAACAATTGCCTCAAGATAAGTGTAATCCGTTTTCGCCACTAGAGCCTCAATCTCTAGTGTGAACTTCATCATCTCATCTTTTGTCGGCATTATTTGTATGAAACCTTTACACCACCAATTGTTCCTGGTGCATCAAATTTCCAAGATTTAATTTGTTCTTGTGTGATGGGCGACATTGTTGGATACTGATTAACTTGAGACAAATCAATAGTTTTTACTGTTAATGCAGCGATTTGTTCCGGAGTGAGTGCAGGAATACTTTCTGTAGTCAAACCACCAAATGGCCATCCGTTGTTAGGCAAATGGTCCATTGAGAACTTATCTTGATGTATCTGTGTTGGATTTTGCACCAATTTATCTTTTGATGCATAAAAATCATTGATCTTCTCAACACAATCAACTCCCAAACTTTGTTCTGCTGACTCATCTTCCCAGTCATCGTCATCAACACCTAATTCACCAATCTGACCTTCAATATCATGATTAGTTGCAATCAAGAAATTAAAATTTATTTACGACCGTTTGCTGCTGCATGTGCTATACAAATAGTATCATAATTCTTTGCATATGAACACCGTACGGTCAGTGGGTCAATACCTTTAGTAATGGCGCTTTCAATATTTGATGCCATAAGTTTACGTTCATTCATCTCGTAAATGCCTACGGCAACAACAATCGAGAGTGCCACCAATGTAATCGCAAAAGTTGTTACATGATGCAATCCCTTCGGTTTCTCTTCTTCCATAATCACCTTCTCCTTTTTGCTTGAAATCATGTATTTCTCTTAACTCTATTATAAAAAATATGTCTGCCAATATAAGCAGTTCGTCTCATGTTACTCCAAGTAGGTTTCACATAATCTGCATGAAAAAATAATGCACCTTTAGTTGGATCTTCAAACTCATTTGTGTACAGATAAAATCTCAATGCTAAGTCAGTAATATCATTATACAATGCATTGTTAGAAATTGTCAAGAGTTTTTTACGTGCCGCAGATTCACAATACCATGAGAACTGGCAAACATTACCTGATTTTTGTTTTACCACTCCACAATAACTTGTTGGATAATTACCATTCATCATTCTATTGTGTGTGACGAATGCTACACCAAGTTGTCCTTCTCTAGGTTCTTGGCCTGCTTCAAAATACATGTTCTGTGCAAGGCATTCAACTTCTTTCCTTGCTTCTTTCGATAAGTCTTGCAGTTCAACATTCATCTTAGTCGGCACAACAATCTGCGCCATAGATTGACTAAAGAATAAAATGAGACTGGCAAATACTGCACATAGTGCTAGTGTTAAGTAACGCATTATTTCTCCTTGTTAGTTAGAGAGATGCCGAAGCACCTCTGGTCCCAATCAGGTAGATGATTTTGCTTTTGGTTTATCTACTGAAATGTTTGAAACGAATCCATTCAAGGCCTGTGCCTTTGCAATGATTTCTGCTTCTGCGGGGTAGGGTGGGAACGATGGATGGTCTGGAATCTGACCGCCGTTTAGTTTAGCGGTTTCGACTTTAACAGTCCAATCTGTGCTTATTTGTTGACACTTTCCGTGGTAATCTTCGGAAAGCATTTCTCTTGCCATTTTTAAAAGTTCAAGGCGAATCTCGAACGGTGTCAAGTTACTCATAGTTACTCCTGTGTGTGTTATACTGGCGGATTGTGTGTGTGATGCCAGTATCTTTATTTAGTTACTTTTAATCCCAGAGACCTTGGTAATACTTACCAAATAATCGGAATCCATTCTCCATTCGTTGACATTCTTCCCAAGATGCTGCCCAATTGGCATCTTTCACTTTCATTTCAAATGCAAATATCATTTCATCCATTATCCAATCCCATCGGGCATGAACATCATTTATGCCTTCTCTTACTTTATCCTCTTCATAAAAATCAAAAGTAAATTGAGGTTCCCAATCTTCGGTAGTTGTGCCACGCAGATGTTCTGGCACATCTTCCATTTCTACGAATGGTGAACCGTGTTTTGTTTCCTTCAACTGTTTCAGCATTGGCAGAATGATATCTGCTAACGTGGAATCCATTGACCATGTATCATACCGATCAATCTTTACATAACTGATTCGTGGATGTACAAAGTCAAGAAAATCGTGCCATGCTACGCAGATTGGATTTAATCGTTTCGACCATTTCTCAATGATTGGTTCATTATAATCAATCTCACGCCAAAAGAAAACTTTCTCTAAGATAGTGTAAGGAGAAATCCAATGATGACGATAATTCGATTTATAGATTTTCATAATGTATAGAATTTGGTGGGAGTGTTTTGGTAATAAGGTACACTCCTCTTAAACCTCATGCTTGGGTTTTTAGGCCGCTAAAGCAAATAACTCATCGTTTGCAGTTATAGATTTTACTTTTTACGACTATCTGTGTCGTGTTGCCTTCTCCACTATCTCACGCTGTCGAAGCCTGGTCATCCCCATCAAAAACACACTACACAATATGCTTTTGGTGGAGATGGAGGGAATCGAACCCTCGTCCAACATGCCTTCGCTTTGAAGGGATTACAACAATTCTATCTTATGTAATTGCCAGTGACAACCACATAAATGAACAGACACCAACCAAATCGTAATGCTATATCAAACCAGCGTTCGAAATGGTCAAGTTTAGTTTTATTTTCTTTCTTCGATTCAATGTGCATCTTTTTCATCTTTCACAATAACACCATCATCTTTTAACATAGCATTGAATTCGTTTTTCTTTGTTGCATACCAACTCCAAGAACCAAAAAATGTTGTACCCGGATTAGGTCCTTGTTCCTTTAGGTATTTTTCAAGTTTTTCATTATATTCTTTTTCAGTCATATATCACTCTGTCGTAAATTTTGCAGACCCTTTACTTGTTCTGCCCGCTTTTAGTGGTTTATCAGACTTTGGTTTAGTCTCAGTCTGGTATGGTGAATCAGGTTTGTTGAACTTAGTTTTACCTACAGGCTCAGTTTTATCTTTACCTACAAAACCTGTTGTGTTCGTTCCATGTAGTTTAGCAGATTTTGTGTCATGATGGAAGATGGAATCTTGGTTATAATGCTTTCCATGTTCTTTAACATCATGTAATAATTGTTTACCATGTTCATCACCCTTGCCTTTAGCATGTACCAGAATCGACTTCTCTTTTTCACCCTCATAATGTCCTTCAACTTCTTTATGAGCATAACCCTGTGCGGTAAGTTTCTTCTTCAACTCAGCATGGTTTGCTTTGTTCTGCTCTGGTGTTGCTTCACCTTCTGGTCGATGTGCCGATATTACAGCATAATGCCGACCTTCTTGTGCGTGTTTGTGTAATCTTGCTAGTGGATTACCTTCGATTATATACTGTTTGAGTGATAGCATATTGCCTCTTATTTTAGGCATATTTATCAATATACTGCATTAGAGGTTTTCGATAATCATGAATCTGACGCTCAAATAACTGTGCCTCACCTTCACCAGTTGCAATCAATACTACTATATCATCAATCCACATTCCTGTCAACTCTGAAAACATCAAAGCATATGCGGTACATTGCATGAAGTAGTTTTGGATATAACTCTCTTCTTTTTGCTTGGCAGAAGTCTTAAAGTCAATCACCGATAACTTACCGTTCCACATACCAATCAAATCAACTCGGCCAGCAATTTTCAACTGATGTGAATATAGTGCTTGTTCTTGAGAATATACATCACCAAGTTTTTCATCGATGATTGGTTTGATCTTGAAAAACATTTCTTTCAAGTCAGGCATCATCATCGCATCATCAATGAAGTTCATGGTATTATTAATATAGTCCTCACAGATTTTGTGAACTTTGGTACCACGATTTGCTGCGGTACTTGATATTTTGTTTGCTCGTTCTTCACCAACACGTTCACGCCATTCCATGATTGCTTGTTTGTTGTAGTTACCAAGAACCGTAGTGATAGACTTATACTTTTCTCCTGTGGGAGTAGCATAGAGTCTACCACTGTCGGTTGTTTCTACTTTCAAGTCAAAGTCAAGTTGCGGCAACTTCACATGATTAAATATTTTCATTATGCCTTTTCTGCTAAATCCTCAAACTTCAATTTTGCTAAAATATAATCTTTGACCAAACTTGAACGGACAATATCATCCGGTGTAAATTCAATTCTAGTAAATGCACCCATGTGGTATGCAATATCAAAGAATTTCAATAGACCCGATACATCGTTTTTCTTCTTGTTCAAATCAGTCTGCCTGTAATCACCACACCAAATAATCTTTGATTGATTACCGACCCTAGTCATTACAGTATCGATTTCTTCAAAGGTCATATTCTGCATTTCATCAACAATAATAATGGCATTGTCAAATGACATACCACGAATGAATGATGTTGAAATGAATTCAATATGACCCTGTTCTTCTAATCTATCCCATGCATCTCTGCGACCAAAAAGTGTTTCGCATATTTGACGATATGGTTGCTGATAAATGTCCATCTTCTCATCTACACTTCCAGGTAGATGACCTATTTCCCTCGATTGCACTGCGGAGCGCACGACAATAATTTTCTCAAATGTATTACCTTTATCCAATACTTCTTCAATAGCTTTATATAATGCTGAAAATGTTTTACCTGTTCCAGCAACACCATGTAATGCTATAAAGTAATCTCCTTGTTTGTATGCTTGAAAAAATTTATTTTGGTTATCAGTTAGTGGTTGGAATGTTTTCATATCATCTAATCTTAACTTCAAACGATTAGTTGGTTTTGAAAAATCCAACGCTTCTTCACTACTGTAAACCTGTTTTAGTGCCGCTTTACGTGCCATGAATGCTCCTTATATACAACAGCAGGTTAGCATTATATAATTAGTGCCCAAATTTTCCGATATGTTTTGTAACTAAATTTTGTGTTTTGATTTCTTTCATAGACTTGCGACCATGTGCATTAGCAACAGCAGACTGCTTATGGTTCTCGGCAACTTTGGATAGAACTTCTTTGAAACCGTCTGGTATTTTACCAGTGATTGATACACCAGAAACCGTTGATGTGGCTCCTAGCATTTGTTGAATATGTGGATTGTCTTTGAGGTATTGCTCACGTGCAGACATGCTCATGAACGCCTCAAATTCTTCGCCTGTTTCAGTGTTTACAAAATCATAGGTTGGCATAATTTTATTTAGTAATGTACCATTCTGGAACATCACGTTTTTTCCAGTTGGCTAAATGTGTCTTATTGTGTATATAGTAATTTCTGTATGATAGAATTGAATCATTTAATACCTTCACATCATCAGGCATAGCCGGCGTTGGTTCAGTGAAAGGTTTTTGTGGTATATTGTTAGGCAATCTAGCAAGGTGCATTTCTAGTTTGGAACACGCATGAACTTTACCATAACGATAGGTGTATTCGTCCATCAATGCTTGAAACAAAGCAAACAACCAGTCATAGTTCTTGTCCGATTGTCTTACCCATACAGCGCTCGGATGGTTAGCGTGAGTAGCAGAGTACAAAACGGTATCACGGTTATCGGCAAGAACATATATAGTTTTCTTCCTACCAGAAGGACTGACGCCAGTAGAAAGAACACCGTCAATAATACGGTGAGCAGTACAAAGAAGTTGAGCATATTCTAGGATCATTTTGACCACGTGTTTATCATTGTGCATTTCGGCACACTTATGAACATCATGGTGTAAGTAAAAAATATTCATTCTAGAAGCAAAGTAATTTGCAATTAGTGTGACCAGAAGATACTGCTTGTTTTTGTTGTACCTGAATCTGAGTCAGTTCTTTCAGGTGCTGATATTTCAATTCTTGCTCACGTTTTTCCATCTCACGTTCAAGTTTTGCAATTTGCTCCAGTTGAACTTTAATCAAATCTGGATTAGTCAGACCTTGTGGATTAGCCACAGGATCTTTTAGTGTAGCAGTTGAACATGCCGTAAGCATGCTCAATAATAATAAAGGGATAATCGTTTTCATTTCTGATCCTCATCAGGTGTAAACTTATTCATAATATAAACAAAACCAATAAACTCAACAGCACCTCTTGCACCAACCATAGCAAGAAACGCCATGACAATCACTACCATGTAAAACTTTTGTCGTTCAGTAAATAATGCACTGTAAAAATTTGCAGAGTCAATTGCTTTGAGTGAACGATCTTCAAGCTCTGACCACTTTTTTGAAACCCAATTTGTAAATTTTGACATGATCACCTTAGAAAGAAAATGAGGGCACGTGTCTGTCTCACGACAGTCATTGTTGTTTAATGAAATATAGGCGTAGAACGGCCATCACCCCGAAAACTTTTATCATTCAGTGATTTCAACAACCTCGTCAATCACAGGTGCAACAGTCTCAACTGGTGCAGCAACTTTAGCAGGCTTTACTGCTTTGGCAGGTTTTGCTTTCAAGCCAGAGAGTGATTTTACAGGTGCAGTAGCAAGTTTTGCCGTTGAAGGTTTTAGTGTTGCTTGACCAGGTACAAAATTACCTGCGCCAGCATCAATTAGAAACTGCTTGATTGCAGCCGGATTAGTCAACTGGTAACCAGAGACAATGCGGCCATCTTTGATAACCTTCACAACACCTTTCGTGTTGGTCTTGATATGCCAAATGTATGTTGACAAGCGGTAAGTGTAAATGTCATTACCGAGTTTTGATTCAATTTCATCTTTAGTAACAACTTCGCCTGTTTGTAACAGTGTCAAAAGTTTAACGAAAGGAGGCAGATTGCC